TTAAACGTGAAGAATCTTTTGATGATGATTTACCACCATTTTAATAAACTAAAAGAAAAGCTAAGTGTGTGGTCACTTTATAACAGAGAATATATTGTTGGCTTCATACTTGGCTTTGTAATAGGAGCAATATTGTTATGAAACAATTAGAGTTGGAATATCCAGCACATAATTTTACAGATACAAGTAAATCAGCTTGGGTTAATAAAAAAGATAAACTGACAAAAAGAGAACAAGTTTATGAGTATGTTAAGACTCAGGCTTCAACAAATTATGAAATATCTGATGAGTTGGAAATGCCATTATCAAGTGTTTGTGCAAGATGCAGAGAATTACAGCTTCTTGGATTGATAGAAGATAGTGGAAGAAGAAAAGAAACACCTTATGGTAAAACAGCGATAGTATGGCAAAAAAAAGACCAACAACAGCAGAGAAAAAGTGGATGCAACAAGTAGCTGATTATGGATGTATAGCTTGTGAGAAAGATGGGCTTAGTGTACCAGCAGAGATTCATCACATAAGGTCTCTTAAAAATGGGTCAGGAATCGGCCTGAGGCCACCACACACGAGCATCTTGCCATTATGTAGTGTCCACCATAGGACAGGTAAAATATCGGTGCATTTAGGTAAAAAAGCTTTTGAAAAAAAGTATGGTACTGAAGAACAATTAGAAAAACAACTGAGAGAGAGGATAGAAACATGGAACGCAATAGTGGGTATTTTTTAGTATGGAGAAAGATTTGGAAATCTCCTGTATTTAAAAATCTAAAACAATGTGCAATATGGATATATATGATTAGTCAGGCAACTCACAAAGATAAGACCCTGAACTTTTTAGACAATAAGGTATTTGTTAAAAAAGCTGAGTTAATATTTCCATTGAGAAAAAATGCTGAGATATGGGGTATTACATATTCTGAGATGAGGACTTTTATCAAAAGGCTTAAAAATAGGAAGATGATTAATGTAAGAATACACCATCTTGCACCAAGCTTTAACCACCCTAGCCGAAAAATAAGTATAATAGAATGCTTAAACTATGATAAGTACCAATACTTAGAGGATGTGCAACCACCTTTAAACCACCCTGAACGCACTACTAAAGAAATAACTAATACCAATACTAATATTAGTATAGGGTCAAGCAAGGATAAGTATAAGGTTATTGGAGAGTGGAATCAGCATGATATACTGCTAAAAGATGGCAAAAAGTATCTAAGGCACAAATGGAAAGATGAGCCATTGAAAGAATATCAATGATTGGGTTGCTGAGAATATTTAAGTATGTCAGAAAAAGATTGATAAAGCTGTCATTAGAAAATAAAATGCTAAAAACCCAGCTTGAATATTATAGAGCAATAATTGAATCAGATATACATAGAAAACATTAGATGGTTAAAAAAAAGTCAAGATTTAGACATATTTCAATAAATAAAAAAAAGTTTTATTTTTATGAGATTAAGTGGTGGGATATATTAGGAGACTCAGGTCATGCTGGAACTAAAGAGTTTGATTTAATGAAACCAGCTTTGATGACAACAACAGGATATGTTTATTCTAAAGATAAGAAACATTTAAAAACATTTGCTAGTTATGATGAGAACGAAGAAAGTTTTAGTGATAGAAATGTCTTTCCTATTGGTTGCATAAAGGAGTTAAAAAAGATAGAGATATAGGATTATGAAATCCGACATAAACAAGGCAGAAAAGAAGAAACAATTAGGCAGACCACACAAAGCCATAGATGAAAAAATACTAGCAAATTTAAGTCAAATAGGATGCACACAAGAAGAAATAGGTAGCATTGTTGGAATATCAGCAAGAACATTACAAAGAAGATTTGCCGATTTATTAGAGGTTAATAAAAATAAAGGTAAAGCATCTTTAAGAAAACGAATGTACGAAAAAGCTATGAAAGGTAATGATAAGCTTTTGATATGGCTGTCTAAGAATATGTTAGGTATGTCTGAAAGAATACATAGCACTAATGTTACTGAGCCTTTACCATTAATCATAGAAGCGAAAGCTGAAGAAGTTAAAGACTTAAATGGCAAAGAAAAAAGGTAATGTTTATGGACAAGTAGTTGTCTATGAAAAAACTTACAAAGGCACTTCTATTGGGAGACGACCCAACACATCATCAATGAATAAAAATCGCAGACGACAACTAGGTAAGAAACCTTATTACAGAGGACAAGGAAAATGATTAAGCGATCAATGTTCTATCCTAACGGAGAGTTTATACCTTATCAAATGCCTGAGGATTATAGACCATCAACAGGTAGAGGTAGCTGTGGTAATTGTGGGTTGTTCTCACAGAAGCATTATTTCTGTGGTGTTTGGAGAACTAAAGGAGTCAGAGATACTTATGTTTGTAATAAATGGAGACCAAGAAGAATTAAAAGATAATGGAAGAACCTGTCCACTACCTAGTTTTATTATTACTATCATTTGATGGTCAGATGATTAAAGAAGTCTTAGAGTTTGCTAGACCAATGACATTAATGGAATGTGGAGACTTTGCTGATGCACACAGAGAAGCTATTGCAACATTTAGCTGGAATGACCCAAGAGGTTCATCTTGGTTTTTAAATGATGGTAGAGGAACTTGGCAAGGACATATTTGTATTCAAGACCCAAATAAAATGTGATATAGAAATATCATTATGTCTATTCATGGAAAAAGAAAACTTAATAAACCTTTTAGAACACCATCAGCTTCAAAAAAGTTTGGAGTATTTGTTAGAAATAAAAAAACAGGCAGAGTACAAATAGTAAGATTTGGCTCAAAAAGGTTATCAATTAAAAAGAATATACCGAGTAGGCAGAGATCGTTTATGAAAAGGTTTGCACCTATATTGGCTAAAGCTAAACGATCAGGAAAACAGCTATCGTTACAACCTGTTTTTTGGGCAGTAAAGAGTTGGCGAAAAGGATTTAAGATATGAAAGTAAGTGAGAACACTAATATTCAATTACCATTAAGAAATTTAATTTCTATAATTGGTGCAGTAGCATTAGGAGTGTGGGCTTATTTTGGTGTGATTGAAAGATTAAATACCATTGAAACAAATGGAAAATTAATGATTGCAGATGTTGAAAAAAATACAGAATTTAGAATTAAATGGCCAAGAGGAGAAATGGGTTCACTTCCAGCAGATAGTGAACAATTTTTATTAATAGAAGATATTATTGTTGATGTTGAAAAAATAACAGCGAGAGTTGATGAAATGATGAACAATAAAGTTAATATTGAAAGATTAATTAAAGATGTAGATAAGATTGCAGAGCAGTTAGAAATACTTAAAGATAAAGTAAGAGCAAATGGGAGTTATAAAGAATGACAGAAGTAGTAGTAGCTTTAATAATGATGTTAAATGGAAATATGATTGAACATACTTATAAAGAAAAAATGAGTGATTGTTTGCGATCTAAAAGAATGGCCGAAAGAGAAGTTAGGCCTGAGAGAGTACAATTCTCATGTAAAAAAGTAGAAGCAATAACAGAAATATATCAAGGAAGAAAAAAAATATTAAAAATTAAATAATTTATGAGTTTTAAGAATGATAGATTGGGTGTTAAAAACAATAGAAAAAATAACAAGGGCAATATTCCATTGGACTTGGCGAGTTCAAACACACAGAAAATACAAAAGGAAAAAGTAAATGGAATATGTCTTGACGATGATAATGTGTGCTTATGTAGAGGGTAAAACAACCTGTATGCCACCACACCAATTTGAAGAAACATATATTGATGGTTATAGTTGTATGCTTTCAGGTTATACAAAAGCCTATGATAAGATTATTGAATTAGGCAAAGATGATGTTAATAAATACAATATCTATATAAAGTTTGGATGTAATGAAGATAACTCTAACAAAACCACAACATCTTATATCATCATCAAATAAAAGATTTAGAGTTTTAATATCAGGTAGAAGATTTGGTAAAACATATCTTGCTATAACTGAGATGATGAAATATGCATCGAAGCCAAATCAAAGAATATGGTATGTAGCACCAACACTAAAAATGGCTAAAGATATTTGTTGGAGTCAGTTAAAAGAAGTACTTAATCAGTTTAATTGGATAGAAGATATAAACGAAACTACACTTACAATAACCATAAGAAAAACAAATAGCACAATATCACTAAAGTCTGCTGATCTACCTGACACTCTAAGAGGTACAGGTTTAAACTTTTTAATATTAGATGAGTTTGCTGACATAGATAAAAGAACTTGGTTTGAAGTATTAAGAGCATCTATATCAGATACACTTGGTAGTGTGTTAATGTGTGGAACACCTAAAGGTTATGGAAATTGGTCATACGAAATGTTTGTTAAAGGTAAGACCGACCCTGAGTGGGATAGCTTTCAATTTACTACTTTACAGGGTGGTATGGTATCTGAGAAAGAACTTAATCAAGCTAA